TGTGCGTATAGGTTTCCCCATTCAAGGGCATACGCAAGACCCCGTTCGGTTTAGTCGCTCCGACAAGCGTGTATCAAACTTCTTTTATTGTGAAGCCCTGCCATATTGCCACGGCAAGTGCCTGCACAAACTGTTCGTCATTCGATTGCTCCTGATAGCCTAAATGCGTCAGCATACCGTGTACCATTTCGTGGCATATCGTTGTCGCTTTCATATCTTCGTGCATATCCTTGTTGATGAAGATTTTACAATCCTTGAAATGGATTTCACCAAGATGGACAGCCTCAGAAGTGAAAGTGTCCTCTGTTTCAACTATCTCATGTTTTATTCCGCAAATATTTACATTCATTTATTACCTCTTTCGACAGCCATAGATTGAAAGCAACCCCGACATGGTACGCATATTCAAAGGCGTGTCGGGGTCTGTAGCATAGATCGGTTACTGATTTAAAGGTCTATTTTGGTTCATATTTGTAGCCGTTGTTTTCTCTACAAACATCACATAATTCATAATCATTGTGATGCTTGCAGTTAACACACTTCTCATATGTTTTTCTGTGATAACAATTATCGCAAGTGCCGTCATCATTCCCGAACCTTTTGCAGAAGGGGCAATCTGGTGTAAATATAAAATCACTCACGCTATCCATCTGTATGCTCCTTTCTCCACTCTTTTTCTACAATCTTCCTTATCGTTTCTGAAACGCTTTTGAATCCGTTTATCAATTGCAGATACTCAAGTTTTGAAAGGAACTCTGCGTCTGCTCGGATTTGTATCAACTTATCTTTCATAATTACTCTCCTTTTGGTTTTGTAATTACATTATAACATATATGTCAATACAAATCATTTAAAGGTCTATTTAATTAGCATCTAACCATTTTGCACACTTTTCAGAAAGCAAAATATCTCCCGCTTCGGTTTGATGCAGATGATCGTTGTCTAAAAAATACCCCATAGTATTAGCATTGATGCCGCTTGAATGATACAGATCATAAAAAGAAATATTATTTGCAAAGCATACCTCTTGAATTATCTCGTTAATATCTATTAAAGAGTGTCCATGTCTGTCAGGATTAGACGGTGTGATATCTCCCCTATAAGGATCAGTAATGAAATACAAGCGAATGGCTGGGAAAGCGTTGTTGAAATTTGTAATTATAGTTTGAACTGCTTGTCTAAATGCAGTCAAATCTGACGATGTTGTAACATAGTCATTGTTCAAATCATTAGTTCCAGCCATTATAACAACATCTGTGATATCCGTTGAAAAGTCTAACCCTTTAATAATGTTAGCCGTTGCCCTCTTGCGAGTTACATCAATGCCAGCGGCTTCCGATGCATCTATTGCCGCATCCATATCTGTGAAATTGCCTGATGCAATCTGTGCCGACAAGCTCCTTACAGATAGTCCATTGTATTGCTCTGTTCCATAAGATAATGGTGCGCCTGCAAATGAACAGTTGTAAACTGTGTTCGCCATATAGTTCCCAACTCTTTCAGGAAGTTGTTGCAACTGTGATATGCTATCACCGAACCACGCAATTTTCATATCATGCCTAAAAAGGCTCAATCTTGCATAGTAATCAAGATAAGTATTAAAAGATAAAGTTCCAGTAATATATAGGGAAACACAAACATATTGACCAGCAACGACATCAATTTTACCCATGCCATTTGGTGTACTTCCTCTATATAAGACCCCTACAATCCCACCCTGTGAAGGATGTCCATTATAAAGTGCAATGAAGACATAGGACGAATTCCCTGTTGTTGGCATGTAAAATTTTCCGCTTTCTTCGAACTCATGGATATAAGCCGCATAAGAAGCATTGTCTGAAAATGTTCCGTCAGAAAAAGGAACTTTGTTTCCAAAATATGTATAATCTGCTATTCCTATAGTTTTCTTTGTAGCTGTGGTAGAAAGCGGTGCAATATCATCCGTAACATTTTCTTGCTCTGTTACTCGTTCCGATAGATCACTGTTTAATTCATCAAGGAAACCACTCGCCGATAAACTTACTACATTATTAGCCATAGCTTTGAATCCGCTTGTTGTTGTATTGCTAAACACCACAACATAACCTGCTGGAACAGAAAGAGGATTGTTTTGATTTGGCAGAGTGTTACTTGTTGATGAATAAAAACCTTTAATGGTAGAAGCGGATGGTGTTCCGTTATAAATGGACATAAACAAAACTCCACCAAAGCCACTATCTTCAATATATAACTCATAGTCGCAAATCCCACCATCAATGATTAGCGATCTCCATCCATCACTTGCAACCCACTGACCTGATGAATTGTAATATCCACCACTAATTGTGTCATCAAAGTTTGTGCTTATCGAATCTCCAGAGGTAATATATTCCTGCTCATCTTGCTGAATAGAATAAAGCTCTTCAATTCTTTTTTCATTAACATTGTTTTGCAGACTTAAGTCAGAAACAGCTGCGTCAAGTTGTGCCTGGGAGACATCGCCCGGATCTCCTTTAGGACCCTGCGCTCCCCTGATGCTCGGCGTGGTGTACGATGTGCCGTCCGTGAATGTCAGCGTCAGCGTGTAGTTTGAATTGAGAACGGCTGATGCGATGCCGTTGCCGTCTGTTCCGTCAGCTCCGTCTGCACCCTGCGGACCTCTCTCACCACGGATTGACGGCGTAGTGTATGATGTGCCGTCAGAATACACAAAGGTCAGCGTGTAGTCAGCGTTCAGAGTAGTGCTGACGATGTCTTTGATGTTTGCGACTGCGTCCTGCACGATGGACACGAACTGCTCAAACTGTGAAGGCGTGACCGGAGCGGTCTCCGTGCTGTCGACCTTTGCCTTTGAGTCAACAACCAAAGCGACCGCAGGATAGGTCGTGAGTCTGTCGGTCAGTTCGCCGTTCGATACGATAGATCCGACAAGATTGACGAATACTCTGTCCTTCTTCTTCAGCACCTCTGTCGGCACTGTGCAGTTGCCCTCTCCGTCAAGCACAGTCGATATGCCGTTGATGCGGTCGGTGAACCACACCGCTCTCACGCTGTCGAAGCCGTCCCAGTTAGCACCGAGGTCAAAGTGTGCCCCGATGTAAGAAACCTTGTTTGAGGAATAGTGGTATTCACCGCCTATTCTGACAAGGTTCTGCTCATTAGCCGAAAAAGTAATTATCTGTTTATCCAACTATCTGCCCTCCTGTTTTCTTAATGGCAAATCCATAACTTCTTTGTATAGGTCATCAACAAACGTGTTGCCCTTTACGCCCTTGTACGCATCATAAAGTGAAGTGTAATTATCTCGTTCGTGGAGGGTGATTTCGTTCCTTTCCAGATATTCCTCGGATAGTATTAGTATTCTATCACGCAGTATCGCCCGCACCGCTGTTGTCAATGCGCCTTTTCTTGTTATCAGGAATTGCAGAAACGAGAATAGACCTGTTGAACCTAAACACGATACAACGATCACTTGTATTAAATCACTCGTCATGTCCATCACCCTTTCATTCTGACCACAGCGATAACTTGCTTGTTTCCGTCATATGTATGTGCTCCGCTCTTGCCACGCTTGACGCGCTCACAAGAGTGGTTGTCCCATATGATTGGGTCTCCATCACTCCACTTGCCCGTGAAGATGAAGATATGACTGCCGGCAGCGACATCGCCCTTCTTGCCCGCGATGATCACATCGCCCGCCTTGAGTATGCTTCTGCACGACTTTATCTTGCGGTTCGGGTACATCACCGACATTTTACTGTTGGCGTGAGTGACCTTGCCCTTGCTGTCGTGCCATATGTACTGACCGCTCTTAAGGTAGCCGAGCCTCTGAAGGACGCAAGCCACATAGGTGACGCAGGTGCCCTTCTTCTTCGACTTTGCGATGGTCGGATTTGACTCCCACGAATAGCGGTAGTTCTTCATCCAGTTCGCCTGAGCCTTGCAAGCTATCATTATCTTGTCGGCCTTGGTCGGCTGTTTTACGACCTTGCCCTTGTTGGTGTCGGTGTGGAGTGCGTTACCCATATAGGCAGCGCGAATATATACGCCGTTTGAGTTGTATCCGTCGCCGTAGGTGTAGCCGTGGTTTGGCAGTTTCTTTATCCACCTGATAGCGTTTCTGCGGTTTACAAGCGTATCGGTGACGCCCTTCATATAGAAGTCGCAAGCATAGCCTGTGAGGTGCTTGCTGTTCTGAATGGATCCCGCAAGGCTTCGGTTGTACGGTGCGCACCGGAGTCCGCAAGTCACCGTCATCGGTCTCTTATAATGGTCTCGGATGGCTTGCAGGTTCGCAAGCTCTACCCTCTTCATATAGGACGGATAGCCGGTGCAGTATTTACCACCGCACTCGCATTTGAACTCTTCGGGCTTGAAGTTCTTTGAGTAGAACCGCACATTGTACCAATGTCTCAAGGCTCTGTCCGTGTCCACTCCGTAGACGCCGTCAATGTCCTTTGCCCTTTTGAAAGCCGTGCGCTGGAACTTCTTGATGTTGGCCTTGTTGTACGCACCGAGGCCGAGCTTCTCAAAGTATTTTTTTCTTGTTTCCTCTTTCAGTAAAGCCATCACTCTTCCTCTTCGTCATCTTCCTCGTCAGGTTCGTTGTCGAGTGCGTAGAGCGTGTTGAGCGTGTTCACTTCAGGCAGACCCGCAAGGATTGATGTCAGAAGCGAGTAGACAGATGCGGAAAAGGCTGACAGAAGAACCATCTTCCAATCGACCTCCGTTATCAGCTGACCCGCCGTCCATACTGCGAGGATTACCTGAATGAATGTGCGGAGCGCCCTGACGCCCGCTGCCTTCCAAAATTCGATACTGTTCATGTTTAGTCTCCTTGTTTAATCCACAGCACTCTGAAGCCGATTGTCACGGAGCTTGATACCGCATCGGCAGTATCGTTAGCAAAACCGCAATACAATGTCGTGTTGTCCTTTACATAGTTGGTTGTCGGTCTGACACGCCAGTTATTCGTCGCCCAGCCGACAATGCCCACGGCCTTATATCCGCTTTGTTCCTCCATCGTGATGTCGGTTGCGCTGATATATGTCTTTGCTCCGATACCACTCGAAAGCGTCTTATTAACGATGGTCGTTATCGCCGTATCGCCCACAGCGACAGACTTGTCTGAATTTATGCCCAGTGCATCCGCAAGTGATACGGATAAGTCGCCGAGCTCCATCGACTCATAGCGGTCCATCAGCACATCCCAAGTGGTCTTTACTATTTTGAAGCGCCCCGATGACGCATAGTCAGGAAATATTACATTGATGGTGTCGCACAGCCCGCACTTGAGCAGATTTTCAAAGCCCTCGTAGCCGAGATCCTGGAGGCGGACAAACTCCACTTTGATGTTCTGACTCGGTATCGTTGGATTTTGTGACTCCATCACCGACTTGCCCATCTGATTGACCGCTGACTTTGTCGGCTTGCTCTCGAACTTGTCTGAAACATCAAGCGGGATGCACTCGCCTCTGTTTGTGATGGTCGCTCCGTCCGCTGTCTGTTTGTCACCGACGACCATATTTGTGCCGTCAGTCCAGTAAGGGACGCAAGCCATATAAGTGCCCGATGAGTCCATTTCCTCGTTGTAATCGAGCATATTCACGCCATAGCGTATGGAGAAGTCCCTGTCCACGCCTCTTGCGCTGTGCAGTATGACGTTAAATCTGTCCCACTCGTACTCACCGCCGTATGCGTCAAGTATCGAGCCTTCGATGCCGCCGAGCATCGAACGGACTGTCTGCGGTATGCCGTTGAAGGCGCTGACATAGCCGGTGCTTGTTTTGTCGGTCTGATAGGTGAACGGATTTGTCGGCGTTGCGTATTCGGCAAGCCGTGCAAATGCGTCCGCAAGGCTGTTGATGTTCTTGCCCCTGACCGTCAAATAGCTCTGTCTGTATGAGATATGCACGGCGTGGAATGTTACCACTCCGTCAATCGGTCTTTCATAGGACACGATGTCGAACGGCTGGATGTCATCGCTGTCATCGTGCGTGACGCCTATGATGCGACCGATGTGGATGTCGTTGTAATCCTCGGCTGTTACCGGGTATTCAAAGTCGCACCCATAGACGCCGTTGCGCTCTTCGGTGACGATGCAGGACTTGCAGTCGCGAAGGCGTCCAAGTCCGTTGTGGTTGAACGCCGTTTCGGTGCTTTCAAATAATATTGGTATCATACGCGCCACCACCCCGGAGTGACCTTGAGGTCTGTTATCGTGTTGTCGAATGTTATCTCTGTACCGCCTACCGCAAGTGTCGGGAGTTTTGACCCCAAATCAATGTATCTGTTGAGTGAAGCGGGCGCACCATCCACCATTTTGTACGCCTCACCGAGGTCGCAGTCGATGTATACGGGATTACCGCGCACCGACTGCGTGGAGTCTGCAACAAACGCACCCGCAGCAAAATTGCTTGACGAGTGCACCAACCCCGAAGCCATGCTCTCGTTATAAAAGCGCATCCTCAGCCTTGAAGTGTCGTTGTAGTTTTGTACCGACAGCCAAATCGTGCTTGTTAGCGTCTCTTGAGTGTTGTCGTTCTTTGTGACAACGGCAGTCAATGTGAATTTGTCTATCTTTTCGACAGCAGCACCGTCAAGGCGTTTCGTGAACGTCTGCTCTCCAAACTCAATAGTCGCTCGGACGAGCTTGTCGTTTGCGCGTCCGCTTGCGTAGCCTATATAGTTCGGCATATTTGTTGTTGCTCGGGCTACCGACACCGACTCTATTTTTTTGTAAACATCAGTACGAATATAAAGGTTTGCTCTGAAGCTTGTGAGCGTCAGCGTGTCGCCATAATCAACAAGGCGCCCCGCTTCTTCATAAACCTCATCGTATTCGTCATATTCAGTAGTGGCCGGGATCAAAACGATGTTGCCGACAACTTCGTCCGTGATGTTGATTGTATAGCCGTTGCTGAATGTGATGACGCCGTGTCCCTCCACCTCAAGAAGCGGATGTGCTTCAAAAAGTGTCGGGTTCGTCAGCGTGTCGCCGTCCTCGACCGATACGGCCGTCTCGCCGTCGGTCAGATAGCGCTGCGGCTTGCAATTAAAGACGATGTCGAACTTCGACGCCGTATTGTACTCAATCGGCTTGACCTCGAACTTGTCCGCAAAAACCGCCATTCTGTACTCATCAGGATGAAACGTGTCCTCGAGCCTCTGATAACCACGCTGCGAGCAGAGTGCGTTCCTGAAGCCCTCCAGGTTCGCGCTGAATGTCGCGAGATCCGGCTCCTGATTTATTACCGTGTATTTGACCTCGATATTCTCGAACCGGCCCTTGTCGAGTGCAAACGCTCCGTCACGCCCCGGGATGCTTATCATTTCGACATCACGCTCGGGCGCGTTGAACGTGCCCTCGCCGCCGATATAAATACCAAAATCGGCGGAGTCGATACCGCCGAAAATGATGCTGTGTCGCATTACTGCCATGCAAGCCTCCTATTATTCACTTCTCTTATGAGGACTCGCTTCACTTCTTCCGCGATTTCCTTCGGGTCCTTGTTTGCCCCGTTGACATAAATATTCACGGTGTTGCCACCCTGCGTATTATTCGCGATCTCGTCCATCTTCTTCCAGAATGGATCGAGCGGCAGGATTGCCTCGGGACCCGCCTCGCCTGCTCCGATGAGTGTGGTGCTCGGAACGATGCCGCCCTTTGCGTACCACGAAATGCTGAGTGACGGCTTGACGCCTTTCAGCAGGTCGCCAAGTTTCCACCCTGCCGGACTTATCGAGAAGTGCGGGAGTGGTATATGCGGAGCGCTGACCGAGAACGAGAAGAAGCTCTTAATTCTGTCGATTATGCCCCTCACTCTGTCCTTGAGGTTGTTTATCGGTGCAAGGAAACGGTTTTTGATGCCGTTTGCCGCCGCTGTTACCTTGCCCCATATAGCCGAGCCGAGACCCGTCACGATGGCGAGCCCGATGCGGGCGATCGCCGACACTATCTTCGGAAGGTTCTTGATGAACGCGGTCGCGAGCTGGCCTATCAGCTTTGCGCCTGACTGCATGATTTTCGGGATGTTCGCCGTCAGCCATTCCGAAATGACCGACCCCGACATATTATTCGCCACGCTGAGCAGCCTCGTCGCCATATTATTCAGCAGCGACACAAGGTTCGACACGATCAGCGGGAACCCCGTCCTGATGAAGCCGACTATCGCCGGCGGCAGCGACTTGAAGAACGTGCCGAGCATCGGCAGCAGATTTCCGAAGAAGAACGTGCTCGCCGTGTTCAGCAGATTGGTCATTGACTGCCCGACATTCTCACCGAGTGCAAGCGACCCGAGGAAGTCCTGATAAGCGGCTTTCATCGCTCCGAGTGAGCCGGAGAATGTTTCGTCTGACTCTCTTGCGAAGTTGCCCGCATACTGCGATGTTCTGTCCATGAACATCTGCATCGCGAGTTCGGCCTTCTCCGCGTTGCTCGCCGTATTCCATTTGAAGTTCAGCCCCTTCTCGAGCGCATATGCCTCGAGCGTGGTCGCGTTCATCGCGACGCCGAGGTTGTCCATCATCGTAAAGTTGCCCTTAGCCGCACCCGCGATGGACTCCATCGCCATGCTTGTGTCGATGCCCATGACGGACGCAACGTCTGCCGCCCTCTGCATCGCCTTCGTGGTCAAATTGAGCGACTTCTGCTGTGACAGCCCCGAACCCTGAAAGAGCGAGCCCATTTTGTTGGCAGTCGCGTAATAATCAGACGCGGACAAGCCCATGTTTCTGTATGCGCTCTGCGCTTGTTTCTCAAGTGTGCCGTAGAGCTTGTCGCCGAATACCGCATAAGCGCCGCCGATGTTCTGCTCGAGCTCTGCGCCCTGAGCAAGCGCCGCCTTTGCGGTCTTTGCCACGACTGTCCCGATGCCCGCCGCGATTATCGCCTTCTTTGCGAACGCGCCGATCTTGCCGCCGACAGCCGTGCCCGCCGACTCTGCCTCACCGCCGAGGACGTTCGTGATTGAGCCCTTTATGCCCTGCGCGGATGGCATTATCTGCACATATGCCGTACCAAGTGTTGTTCCTGGCATATCATTCTCCTCTGATACGTTTTAGAGCGGCCTCAAACTGTTCCGCAGTTGCGAAGCCCCTCACCTTTTGCTTTTTCTTCTCGCCGTTTATCGCCTCCGAGAACAAGAACACGTCGCTTCGGCTCTTGCCGCTCATGCCCGCTCTGAGCATGGCCAGATTGTCGGCTATCGCAGCGAGTATGACTGTATCGAGGCCGACCGATGCCTCAGCCGCCTCGAGTTTTATTCGTGAGTTGTCCCTCAGTCCAGCAGATAAGGTCGCCACCGTTTTGAGCGGTAACGACCTATAATCGTATATGTGATATGTCTCGGCAAGGTCGCATATCAGCGCGTCCTCATCGAGCGCCATCATGCTGGAGAGGGTAATCAGTTTTTTAGTGAATTGACGGACTCCATCAGCTCGCCGAGCGCAGTCACCATCGCTGTGCTTGAGACCTTGCCGTCCTTGTTTCTCAGGTGTTCTTTCAGAGCCTTGACGCCTTCACTGCCGAGCAGCATCTTCGCCGCCTTGACTATTAAGCCGGTCTCGCCTTCGTCGATGCCCGAAAGGACCTCAAGAAACTCCCAGTCGTCAGTTACCGACTCGGAGATCTCTATCTCAAATCCGTCACTTAATCTTGCTGTCATGTTTCACCTCCCCAAGCGTTCCCGCCTATGCGGACTGCTTGATGTACTCGTAGTGAGTGTTGCCCGATGTATCCGGGAGAGCCGAGATCGTAATCTCGTAACCAACAGCGTCGGTGTCGTTGTAAACGATGTCGCCTATCTCGGTTATCTTGCCGTGAGGGACAACGACTCTCTTGACCGTGTTGCTGTTCATTACCATATCGACGACCCATACGCCCTCCTCGGCCTCTTTTGCATTTGCCGAGACCGCGACGCCGCTTGTGCCCGTGAGCGTGCCGGTGACATTTGTCGAACCGTATACGGCTTTCAGGACTTCGACGTTCAGAGCCTCGATGAGAGTGACCTGGAATGTATCAGGTTTTTCTTCCTGGATA